AAATGTGGGCATAGCAGATTGCTTCACCATAGAATACCCTGGTTCGTCTATGCCTGATAATTTCTTTGATACGCTAGATGAGTTGGAGCGAGCAAATAGAATACCAAAATTTAGTAGAGGTGACGGTGCAAACCCACAATATAAAACACATTCGTTAGGAGTCGCCACATTTGCCGTCAATCAGGGATTTATGGGGGTTAATAACGGAGCTATTCCTGGCTACCAAGCGATACTAACAATAATTCCAGGAACAGTTTACTTACTCATGAAGTATGGGGAACCATTAGGTCTAGGAGACTCCTCATATTGGGTTCGGTTTAGGAAGTCTAATTATTGCGGAGATGTAGTAGATTTAAACCCTATCGCAATAGTTACAGATATCCTACTAGACTTGTATAGAGTAGAGGATATTGATTGGACGTCAGCAGCATCTATAGGAGGAAGATTAATCACAACATTTCCATATATGTGGTTTTCTCTTGCTTACAAAAATAACAGATATTCGGATGTTCTGGAAACCATGTCTAAAATAGCTCGTATAGCCGTGAATCTTTCTAGTGATGGAAAGATTAGGTTTAAACTCCTGTATGACCCTTACGAGGACGTATCTTCTCTTCCAGTAGTAAGACTTGAACGCATGACGGACGTTACGATAGAAAAGCCATCAACAGATTCGTCAGATGTGATAAACGAATTTAAGGCAAGATACCTTGCTTGTCGTATTGATGAAGTATATGACGGAACTGGAGATGATGCTTACGAATACTTATATAATAGCGCTGCTGCCCCTCCAGTTGCGAATATGGCTCATGCGATGCTTATAGGAGCTAGAAAAAGACAATCTTTAAACCTAGATTACTTACATTGGATAGACGATGTAAAGGCCTACCTGGAAGATATGCTTGACATATTCAGTAAACCAACAATTAGTGGGTCTATTAAAACTTCCTTCGCCTACAACTACTTAAATGTAGGTGATGGGTTTACCATAGAAGTTCCTCTGGAGTAGAACTATGAGCGAAAATTTATTAAAAATTTATGCAACTGTAATAAGTAAAACCATTAACGAGTATCCTAGCGAGACTATTGATATTGAATTTAAAGAGTATAGGGAGATTGCAGAACAAGGAGAATTATATATTCCTTCTGTTCCTCCTCTTCCAAGTCCTTTAGCTGAGGATAAACCCCTTCCCTTTTTGGTCGTTAAAACATCTCCCTTAATAACAGGCGTTTCCAACGTAATGTTCCCAGCGCATATTACAAGTGGTACATTTAACTCATTTTCAGTCTTTGAAAAGAATGAATATACAAACGACCCTGTTAACGCTGAGGCCATCGCATCTTACGGGTCTCCTGAAGCTACATTAATTGGAAAATTGGCGACGCCTGTAGATTTGAGGGAAAGTATCGACACCGTAGAAGTTACACTAGAGGGAGTAAGTAGTGAAAACGAAAGACTTCCTGAAGATTATTACAATAGACTGGGGGAATTTTTTGAGGAAGATACCCTAACAAATTGGGTCTTACTTACAGATATTGACTACCCAGAAATAGGTGAAGACGAGGATTCTACTCCTGTTATCCATGCCTTTGGTATAGGATACTTATTCAGAGTATTTCGCAGCGTAATTTTATCTCCAGAAGAACCTATTAGAATCCAATTACAAGGTTTTCTTAATGTAGATGTCGGAGCGGACCGTTACTTAAAACTATTGGATATGGGAAAGTCAGTAGTATTTTTAAATAGTACTTCCACCGCCTCAAGCTACGGCATTACCCTTGCTCCAGTAACTAATGTTTTTTTCTGTGACCTTGCCCTTGTTGGTGTTGAATCTAATGTGATTGGGATAGCCTATTCTATGTTTTCTACTGAAGGAAAAAAGACCGAAAACGATGGAATTGTACCTGCCGAATATTCGTCGTACCCCAAACCGTACATAACAGTGAATAGTGAGTTAAATCCTATTCCTGGAGGGACAGACACTTATTTGATAGTTAGAAGTGTAGATACACTTGACTTGAGGTTTTTTTATTATTCACCTAGAATGTTAGATAACTCACAAAATCCGTTGGATATAACGCCTTCTAACGGTATTGAACCGACCACTTCAATTAATGAAGTTGCATTACATGGTGTAACTGAAAATGTTAACGTGATTTTTAAGTTTACTGCTGTCGCTCCAGATGGAACTCCTACGGGAGAAGTATATACTAAAGTATTCCAGATACAAACTATAGGGTATAGGATATCTATAGGTGAAATTATAGGGGCATTAGGAGGGGCTCCTAGATTCGACATTACGGCATATCCTGACCTTACAGGAAATTTATACTACACAACGTCAGAAAGTAATAAAGTGCATGTGGAGGTATCCGATGTATAAATTTGCACTGGAAGACAAACCAGTTTTAAATAAAGACTTGATGTTTGTCAGATTAGTCAAAGTAGATAATTTTTTAGAGATTGAACGCTTATACCAGGATAAAGTAATTTCCACAATTTTTCCTCCTTTATTTAATAACTATATTTTAGTGTTCGCAGAAAACGATAACTCAAAACTAAACGGAATTGTGTTGTGGCTGGAGGGAAACGCAGGAAAAGCAAAGTTAGTAAAGCCAAGTAGTTTACCTGAAGAGCAACTACGTCTCTTGGCAAAAAATGCGTTGGGGTTGGCTTATAACACACCATATACATCTATAGACCTAAATCCATTAGAGAGGTAGATAATGCTGAAAAAGATAGAATACGATACTGTTGGTTGGAATATGTTAATTCATTTAAATATGATGAATTATGTGTATAAGTACGGGTCAAATTTTTTTGCGACTGATAAGGTTATGGGAAATGTTGATGAAAAACGTGTGGTAACTATAAATTCAGCAGGATTTCTAGCTTTATGTGAGCCTGACCAATATCCTGTTGGTGTGTGTACCTTATTGGAAGATGGATTAGCTTATGTTCAAATATTGGGAGAAGCTACGGTTGCTACTTCGACTGGAATAGATACAACTTTAATAGGAAAATACGCCTATGTAGATGACACAGGATATGTAAATGTATCTCAGTCTATGTCAGACCTATACCCACCATATCGTATTATAGGAGTATGTACAGAAGTTATTAACGCAAGTACAATTAAGGTAGTATTAGAGGGACGAGCAAACCACCCCGCTTTGTTCCCAGAATATGTAACTCCAGCTACTTTATTTTACGAAGGGTCGTCTGACTCTCCTTTATATGTAGTAAAACTTACTGGTGAAGTTGACTTAGCGACGGGAAACGTAAACGTCGGAGACTATTTATATGAAGGAACTGAAGGAGTAAGCTCTACGGAAATCGTAGGTAATCGTCTATCTATTGAATTTATACCTACATTTAGTTTTACTCCAGTATATTTGGCGTCACATTATCATTCAACACCATCAAGCATTAGTGTAAATTGCTCATCAACTGTTGCTGACATTTTCTTGTTTGATTTGAACGGTAATCCTTTAGACTGGTTAAGTGGAAGTGAAAATCCTAAAATATTTTTTCTAGCACACGGGGAGTAATGCAATGTCCGCATATTTAATGTTTCACCCATCAACTTTACATTGGATAGATTCGGGAAATAAATTTTTCATAAACTTATTGAATGACAACTTTTTACTAATGTCAAAATATTTAACCCCCTACTGCATCTTTATTCCTAGTGTGGGGTCGGCACCTATAAAAATGCACGAGATAGCATATGCGGTTTTCTTTGAAAATATGACAAGACTGGCCTGTAGTAATGTGGATAATGGTTGTGGGATAGCAGGTGTTGTTGTAGGAAGAGATGAAGAGAGGAGACACCTATTGTTAAAGATGGGGGGAGTAGCCTATGTAAGATACGTTGGAGAGGTCTCTCCAGGAGACTTGCTCGGCGTGGCTGGAACCAAAGCTATAAAAATCACAAGCCCTGTAGATAAACGCTATGTAGTCGGAACCTGTATTAAGGTTTTATCAAACTACAATTTGGCACTAGTAAGATTAAGAAATTTTGCTACACATACAGACTTAGTTAATGTGGATAGCTTCCTACTTCCACCCCAGCTATTCGCTGGAGCAAGCTCTGGAAGTAGAACTGCAGTCTTCTTTGTGTATGCAAAATATACGGCTGCAGATAATTCCGTTCACATAATTTCCACAACAGAAAAACAATTTACTGCTGACGGAAATGTAAGTGGTTTCACCAAACATCCTCTCCATCCAGATATTCTTCTTTCTGATATAAACGGCGATGAAATTGTATTATACTTAAAAACTTCCTTACATAAATCCTTCACAACCTTGCGTATGGAATCTACCCCACCCAGATACAACATTAAGCAAATAGACGACACCGTGATTCTTACACCAAAACCTGGAGCTAGTATAGCAGATTTAGATGATAAACCATTTACTATAACTATATGGGGGGTCTGCTGATGACTTTATCTATGGAAAAGGAAAATGGCTTATGGCTTCCAACAGTTGATATATCTCTAACATATAATGTTGGCGAAAACATTGACTTAATTGCTTTCTTTCCAGAAGTGGATGATAATTTTGGCCATTTAAATACCATGAGCGGATTTGCAACCACAACATTGGGATTCATTCCAGATTATAGTATTCATAAAGGAATTAGATTAACGTCATATGGGAACGAATTACACGATTCTAACAGTGACTTTCCTTGCTTTTATATAGGTTGTACCTGGAATTTCGACTTTACAGAAAGTAAACTTGTTCCTCCAGTAGTTCCTTTCGTTGGAAGGCTTGACATTCCTCTAAACCAGACATTTGATGATGGGAGGCTTGTCTATTATGTTGATGGTAACTTCACGGAGGAATCTGACGGAACTGAAGTAGCGGGATTGGTTTCCAAGGACCAACCTTTTGTATTCCCACTATCTTGTTTTATCTCTCTATTTGGGACCGCAGCTACCTCAAAACAGTTGTTTAGAGATAATGAACCTAGGCAGGTTATTTTCCTGCATTACGATAGTGAAAGCGGAACTGGAGGAGGTGTAGCTAACATAAGATATGACGCTATAGAAAATCGTCATGTGCTGGATATAAGTACTGACAAGGCCTTGTTTAAACCTCCAATAGTTTTTGCTCAAGTTACTGGTGGGGATTTAGGAACTGTTATGGTCCAAGAAACAACAGTAGATTCTATCTATTTGAAAATTTATAAAACAGATGGTACTATAGATACCAACGATAATCCTCAAACCTTTACCTTATTCGGAGTAGGAAGCTATGTATAATATTTTAGCCTCAGAACAAAGTGAATACCAACATATAATGGTAATTGAATTTTCTGGAGAAAAAAGATTATATTTAGATAACATTTTTCAGACATCCTTGCCCAACGACGACTACTACGAAATCTTACTGGATGGCGCCGAGCCTTCTGATGATATTTTAATTCTTGGAGGAGGTGACCTTACTTCTGTCCCAGTACTTCGTAGAAAAGGAATACAGAATTATAAGATTGTTGAAATTGACGAAATGGTGATAAATGTGTGTAAAATTTTTTGTCCAGTAAGAGAGGAGCGGTATAAAGATAAAATTGTAATTGGGGATGCATTTGAATACATACAAAGGGATGAATCGTATGATGTGATTGCTATTGATTTATTGGGTTTTGCAGATTTAAATAAGTTATCTGATTTGTTGACATTAGAAGAATTTTTACGGAAAATTATTGACAGAACAAAAAAGTATTTTTCGGGTTTTATCGGATGTGGTATAAATGGATTAACTGCAGGAATTATACTGCGTGATTGGATAAGTAAGATAAACAAAGTGAAGAAGTTTTTTCTTATGTGTGATGAAGCTGGACAGATATTTTTTACTGCACACATAAACCCGAATATAAAGATGAGTCCAGCTACATTAGCAAAAACAATCTTTTACCCAACTTGGATTAATATTCCAAAGGTGCTGACAAATAAAAGTTTAACCGATAAAATGGCCTACTGCTCGGCTATTTAATATAGAAGGGGTTGGAGATGAGTGATAGTTACAACTTAGTTGACCCAACAGTTCCAGATATATCTGCTGAGGATGTATCTTCCGAAAAGCCAGACGGTGTTTTAGATTTTTGCGTCCGTAACATTTCTTATGTAATCGGCAAGAATAGACAACTCATAGAAGAAGCTGAAGTTGGTTTTGATTCTTACATAGGTAAAAAACCTCATGTCGCTGCTCAATTTCAAAACAATATGTTAAAGGCCCTTCAACTAGAAGCTGATTTAGTAAAGCTACTTCTAACTATCCGAGAATATACAAGAAAAGAAACCAAAGAATCTGGAGAGGATAGTAAGTATGTAGATAATAGAAAAATTGTAATAAATTTAGATAGTAATTCCAGGAGGATGTTGGCTGATGTTATCAGCGGAAAATTCTCTCATAAGTAAAGATGGGAAAATACAGGAAGAAATTCCTCGTGAAATTCTAGCCGAAGTGTGTGCTTTCCATTACGATGCGTTTATGTATTCTGTTCTTCCAGACTTATTTTATACAAAGTCTTTTAGCCCATTCCATCGCTATCTACTAAAACTAATAGAAGATAATCAAAAAACGAGAAGGAGACGTGTTGTTGCAGGTCCCAGGGGATGGGGTAAATCCACTACTATTTCCGAAGGTGGTCCACTGTGGATTGTATGCAGAAATGATTATTTACCACCAAAGAAGCGTTATAAATATATTTTGCTAGTTTCTGACACGCAACCCCAAGCAGAAAAGAGATTGACAACCATAAAGGAATATTTGGAGTCCGATATAATTGCCTATTTATTTCCACACGCCCACGGTCCTGGAAAAAAATGGAAAAGCTCAGAAATAATAACTAAAAACGATATCTTGATTGGAACTGCTGGTTTGAAATCTTCCATACGTGGAACTAAATATAAAAATAGGAGGCCAGACCTTATTATAGTAGATGACCCTGACAACTTAGAATCTGTTACCTCTCCATCACTATCAGCAACTGTTGAAGAAGTGTTTACAAGAGACCTTGTAAAAGCAGGAAGTGAAGATGCAGACATTTTAGTAGTCGGAACTGTCCTTGCTAAAACTGCCTTAGTATATAAATTACTTTATAGTGAGGACTACGCTGCCTGGGAAGGAAAGATTTTCAAAGCCCTTGTTTCTTTCCCAGAACGAATGGACTTATGGGATGAATTTGGAGAGATATTAAAAGACAGGGAGAATAAGTTTAGGAAAAAAGATGCTCTAAAATTTTATTTCGCACATAAGGAGGAGATGCTCAAAGGAGCTAAGTCATTATGGGAGGAAGTCTATCCAGTCAGAAAGCTAATGGAAGAATACTACTTAGAAGGCAGAAGAGCCTTTATGCTTGAAAAACAGAATGAGATAATTGAAGATGAGGAAGGAGTATTTAGACCAGAAAAATACAAGTATTACGAAGACGAAGAATTGGAAAAAATATATGCTTACCATCCTCTCATATATGTTTATGTTGACCCAACTGGAGGGAAACAGAAAAGCAGAGGAATTGGAAGAAGGAAAGGCGATTCCGACTTGTTTAGTTTATGTGCTTTAGCGAAACTGGATAATAATTTGATTTATTTTATTGACAATAAGGTAGGTCAATTAAGACAAAGCGAGCAGTATTTTCTAATATACAAGTTTATAAAAGAGTATGAGGAAAAAGGGTTAAGAATTTTTAAGTTGCTTGTAGAAGATAGAGGGGATAATTATTATGTCAACGGCCTAAAGGAATTTCTAACGAGACGTGGTTTACGCAGGCCTGTCCCACAAGTTGTTACCCATAGAGTGAATAAGGTTGAGAGGATATCAATGTTAGAGCCATACCTTGACAATTGGACTCTTATTCTTCCAGCTAACAGAAGGCGTTTTAAAGAATTTTACACTGAATTGGAAACATATCCCTATTGTGATTTTGATGATGTTCTGGATAGTTTGTCTGGATGCTTCTTTGCAGCATATAAAACCTTTAGACTGAGGTATGCCTGATGACTGACCCTTCTTATATTTATAGACCAAATTTTCCTTTAGTAGGGGCTAGACGGAATATTAAAGGCGAATACGAGCCTCAATTTAAAAGGGAAACTAAAACCATTTTTGGAGGCATCGTAAAGTTAAGGGAAGTCCCTCAGTTCTCTGGGATAGGAACCTCCATCTTTATAGATGGATTTACTGAAGTAACTACAGACCCAGGCCCCTTGCAGTTTAGAACAAACTACATAACAGGAAGGCTTTACTTTAATGCAGCCGATAATGGTAAAACAGTAACTATAGAATACTATGGGCTGGGCTCTCTAGTTGCGATAGATGAAATTAACTATATATGGTATCTCATAACAAAGAAATTCAGGTTCTTGTCACTATTTGATACCCCAGAATCGTATAACGAGGCCAGCTACAAATATTTGCGAGTCAATAAAACAGGAACAGGCCTAATTTTCTCTGTCCCAGAATTAGGCGAAAGTATGTCAAGACTGGGAGTTTTTTATATCCCTGCTAATGAAATTATTTCAGTTTCATCCGACTCTCTAAGTAAAGTTGATATTGTTAAAATTTATGAGGTAACTAACGGAGAAAGTACGTCTGGAGGCATAGAAAACTCTAGCAGTTATGTGGAAGAGGTAGATGAGGCCACGGTTACTACTGTCGATAATTATTGGACATTATCTCTTCCAGTGATAGAAGCTGGAAAAGGATACTACATTGAATGTAATGATGAGATAGATACATCGGATTGGAATTATATTGACAAAATATATTTTGATGAAAGTGTTTCGGCAGACGAGAAAATAAGGTATTTAATTAAGGCCGATGACGAATATTATGGCTGGAGTGGCTCTTACTTTTTTAAGCTAAATTCGTTTACGGGAGATTCTATCTTAGTAAATGGAATTTCAAATGATGCCATACAGGCTCTAGGACCACAACATTTTGAAATTTTTGTAGGGAAAAGATTATCGTTTGTGGCATCTTTATCAACCCTTAGCGAAGACCACGCTCCTACTTTTAGAAATAAAATGACCGTAGAAGGATGGAAGGGAAAGACTTATCAAGAAACAAACGTGGTGAATGCTACATACTTTCCATCTGAAAATACATGGAACTTGGAAAATACGTCAGATGAAGCTATTAATGTGGTTGCTATCTTTGGTTCTGGAAGGGACGACTCTTGTTGTAGTGTGTCTGCATTTACCTTTGAAGACCTTGCCCCAGATACTCCTGTGGAGATAAAAGCTAACATACAAACAACCTGTCAAGTAATGCAGTCTGTAACAGGCGAGACAGTTAGAGAAGGTATATTATTACCAACTACTCCTGGTAGCTGGGAAGTAGTTGATAATCCTTATGCACTTCTGTTCGTAGAATATAGCGATACGTTTGCTTTAGAATTTGAAGAGTGTAAAAACATAGAAAACACGGGATATAACTTTAAAAGCATATTCAAGTTTAAAGATGGAAAAGTTGTTGATAGCTTAGGTAATTTTGTAAACTATGACATAATAGGTGAAGTAGCTCCTGTTCCGACCCCGTTTGGAGTTGGCATCACTCTAAGACACCTACAAAGTCACGGCGTGAGGATATCAGACGACGGTAATGATAATTGTGGTATTTGCTTCTTTATTAGAAGTTCTAACAATTACGTAACTTATTATATATTATCTACGAACAACCTTGTCTTAATGAGCGACATATATTCAAAGCTTGCTGTTACTGATAATACTTCTACCCGCACAGTTATTATGAATTATACAGACTCCAGAATCACAACACTTGGAAACTTTAGCTTTGCGGGGATTGGTCCTGGAGCTAGGGGATGGGCATACAATCCATCAAGTGATTCAATTATCGTAAAAACTAGAAATTCTACGGGAAATTGTATTTATATCGGTAGAGCACCTAACCAGCCAAGTCGCTGGGGGTCTGGGAATACAAATGCGACAGACCCTACAAAAGTACTTGATGTAGCTCTAGCGTGGGTTGGAGATGATGTAAATAACTTAGAGGTCATAAGATACGTGATTGACCAGTACCAATCCTTAATGTCTTACTATTCCAGTGCGTTCGGACAATACACAAAAACTAGACTACATCCCCCATTCAATTCGTCCGACATAACTGTTGACAATGTTTCTCCCAGAAACTTCTCTACTGATGAATTACTGAACTTTAATCCAAATAGGTATCTCGTGGAGCTAGACGGTATCTTGTATAGATGGGATACCACAAATTTAGTCTTTGAAGAGGTCTCCTCTACAAGTAGTGCAGAAAATTTATATAACGCAGGAAATACTCTGGAGGAGATAGGAAACATTCCAGAGGATGCTTGGCATGACAAGAATCCTAGCACATTGGCGATATGGATAATAGCTTACACTGATTGGAATAGAGCTCCTGTAGTTCCTACTAAAGTAGATATTAACAAAACTGAGGTAACTGCTGATGGTTGGCGTGTGTTAAAGGCAGGTGAAGAATGTACGGTAGAGTGGTATCCAGGCAGAAGGATTTGGAGGGTAAAGCATCACCTACCAGAAAATTACACAATTAAGGTTATTGTAGCAGGACTTACAACCACAAATGTAAGGGCTCAGTACTTTACAGAATTGCTTGATACACCAGATTCTTTGGATTATCATACTCCCCAAGTATTAGCAGCAAAGAACGGCAGAGTTACAACAATCCCTTACATTAATCCGTGGATATTTCTTAGACCTTAAAGGAGAGAAAGCATGATTCATAGGGAAAAACCAGGGGCAGATACCGAAGTCGTACTTTACACTTCCATCTCCAGAACGTATAATATTTTGTATATAGCTAATAACTCAGAAGAGGAAGACTTCGCTACTGTCGCTCTTCTTAAGTCTGGAGAGACAGGTGTCCAGGATAAAGAAATCTACCCATCTCTAAGAATACCTCCACACGACACATTTATTACATCACCAATTCCCCTAGACCAGACAGAATCAATCGCAGTCAAATCAGCAGGCGGAAACCTGGTATTTACATTGTTAGTATCAAGTGTTTACGAAGGGTAACATTAAACGTTTAAAGGGGGTCTTGACAAAATGGCTAGAAGAAAAGTTAGAAAAAAGACAACGAGGGTAAAAAACAGAAGTAAATTCCCAAAGTCTCTAAAGAAGATGTTTCAAAAGGGTGGGAAACTACTAACACAAAAGAGACGTAGGGAACTCCCAGCCAGGTATTTTTTACTTCCAAAGCAACGGAAGTATCCGTACGTGAATCCAAATACTGGGAAGCCTTCTGTTTATCTTTTAACTGCAGCTTATAGAAGGGCCAAACAATATCATAGAAATGATATAGCTGCCAAAGCTGCAAGATTGTTGAAAAGATATTTTGGAATAACTCCTGGAGAAAGAAGGAGAAGAAGGTAGTAAGATATGTTCCAAAAGTTTGGTAGAGGCCTAACCCAACCCTGGTCATTTTTGGATTTAAATGACACACCCAACTCATACTCCCTACCAGAGGGCCTGTTTCAAATAGCCAAAACAGGCGACCAAGTAGTGGTAGCTCCTGTAGTTCCCGTTTATCGTATGGGAACTGCAGGAGAAAATATTAGTAAAGGGAATGTTGTCTATATTGGGTCGGATGGAAATTATTATCAGCCAACTGAATATTCTAAGGATTATGACATAGTTGGAGTGGCTTATAATGATGCTGCTGAAGGCGATTCATTACTAATTATTGTCTTCGGCATTATTAATGGTTTTGAAAATTTAAAAACAGGGAAGAAGTATTTTCTCGATAAAAACTTGCACTTAACTACAGATACATTAAAAGGTAAAATTCAGTATGGTATCGCAGTCTCAGAGACTGAAATATTAATAGAATTATTTTCAGGAACAAGTACCTTCGGAGGTGGTGGAATGATAGATATGTTTGAAAAAAGGGAGGAGTATGATTCCAACGGAAACCTTATTTTTGAAGGTTCTGCTCCTCCAGGAAGTAAGGAGTCAGACCCTGTTTGGTTTATCCAAAGATATATCTATGAATCAAACAGTAGAAAAGTAACCCGTTTGTTTGCAAATAGAGATACTGAATTCAACAAGGTTTGGCGCTATAGGGAATACTATAATTACTTTGATGTTTTTAGCGAATTATACGAATATGACGAAAATGGATTTTTGAAGTATAAAGGGAAAGGAATTCCTGGAGCTACACCTGACTCTCTAGGCTGGGTAATTGCAAGAAATACGGCTGATGCTAACGGTAACACCATTGAGCTGGGGTATGCTGAAGGAAATCGTATAACGCATAAGAACATCTGGAACAACAGAGAGTCTTACAATTACGAGGTTGGGCACGTTGTTCTCATAGAATATGATACGCATGGATATATTGTATATAAAGGCACAAGCGAAGCTGGAAAACAAACAGATAAACCTATTTGGACCATAGAAAAGTATGTTTATTACGGAAATAAGTTGTATTCAATTGGCGTCGAAGAGAACGTTGCGTGGGATAATAGGGAAGCATATGACTACTCTTCCAAATATATCTACTTATCCTCTGCAGATGGGACTTACATTGGAGTCGCTGAGTCTCCAGCTTACCCTACAGACCCTGTGTGGGAGATAACTAAAGTTGTGACTGACCCAGATACAGGCAACGTTATCAAAATCCAAAAGAGGACTTCAGTTCGCTGGAGTGAAAAAGAAACGCTAGACTATACTCAGGAATATTGTGAGCTTTATGATTACGATGACGACGGAAAGCTTATTTATGTAGGTAAAACTAATACTCCTGGGCATGAAGAATGGAAGAATATTTGGGTAATAGAAAAGAATGTTATAGATGAAGCTACAGGACAATTGTTGCACGTATCAGTTGCTAACAAGAACCTAGAAAGCGACAACGTTTGGTCTCTCAGAGAGTCATATAATTATGATGAAGGAATCATTAGAATATATGATTACGATACTGACGGAAAAGTAATTTACGAAGGACATACAGTTGCAGGCGCTAAAACATCAGACCCTGCGTTTTTAATATATAAATTTAACTATGATGTTGACAGGAATATTGTCTCAAAACTATTACCAAATACAGACCCACAGGAATATAATAAAGTATGGGACGATAGGGCCACATACTTTTAAAATACAGTGGGGTCTAAGTCAGCCCCACTGTATTTTGGTACAACATCTTTTCTGCACTTAAATCAAAGTCGATATAAATTCCACTTACACCCCTTCCTTTCCTTTCCAGAATCTTACTTACATAGAATGGGTATGTTAAGGTAAAGTTGCTCTCATACTTCTTTCCTATATGGTAAGGTAAGACGACAAACCAGCAATTATCAATAATTGGAGAGGGAATATGAACGTGGTAAACTATCTTGTTTTCTACAAAATAGTTAAAAAAGTTGATAAAATTCTTAGCTACTCCTATTGTAGCTCCTGGAAGGATGAAAATCTTATCATCTATAGCGTTAATGACGTCCAGATTCACCTGACTTAGTCTCAGTTCATGAAATGCAGTTACTGGAGGACAAAAGCAAATAAGGTCGTGTTCTTTTAAAGGGAAGTCAGCCGTGTCAGGAATTTCTTTCGGAATCGTTGGAATATTTTTACTCTCAACACTTTCCAATGTATATAAAAACTTATTAGTTAAATTAACCCTTTCAACGTTTACGTCTCTTACCAGATAGAATAGGTCATCCACAACGAGAGGCCTCTTTATATTAAACGCCTTGATAATATCTGTAAGAAAGGTACTAAAACAATTATAAACTGGAACTGATATTATATCTACATACGCAACACAACCATTTAACACATATATTGTCTGACCTAACTTTTTCAAAATAAGAAAAGAATATGGAAAAGTCTCGTAATATTTTAATGCGTTATCATCTTTTATCTCAATGAGAAAGCTCATCTCCAACTCCTTTTGAACACACTTCGTCCTCTAGGGCCTGTAAAGCATCCCAAAATCTTCTCCGCATTTCCCTATTGAATTCATCTTCCAACTGAGGATTTCCTGTCGGATTATTTTGTGTTGGAAAAGGATTCTGCATTAAGGCCTTTAGCCAATAGTACTCTTCTTCAGTTAGTTCTAATATTAATTTCTTTTCTACCTTGACACTCATTTTCATACCATACCTCCTCAAAAGTTTATGTTAATTGCCCTAGTCGTCCCATTTTTTTCAATCTCAAATTTACTATGTATGAGGCTTAAAAAGGATAGAGGAAGATGAATAGGCTTGTAGTAAAATTCTGGAGGCACATAAGAATAATGTTTGATGGTAATACATGGAACCTCCTTTTTGTTGTACTCCTCTATAGCCCAGTATATGTTATAAAACCCTGCAATAAGAACAGGCGTATTTTTATAAATCTCAACTACTGGAGGTAGTAATAATTTCCTTCCAAACTTTACTGCTTTACAATCATCTGAGACGTCAATACTTTTTTCTAAAAGTAAAGCATAAAAAAGCTTATGTGCCTGCTCCTTCTCCGAATTATTGTCCTCTTTATCTGGGTATGTTGTAAATAAAGAATCTACGGAAAGGTACTCTATCTGGATTAAAGAAGACTTATATAAAGGAAGCTTCTTATCAGATATAGTTAAATTCCTAATGGCATTTGTAACTTCATTTCCATTAAATACTTTGTATGTATTTAAAGATTTCATTGTTCCCTCCCTATGCCAAAAATTATTTATTGTTAGTTTGTGTTGGCCTATAAGGAGAGGTTGGTTTTATAGAAAAACGACCTCCGATAATCCCTGTTTCCTTTAATACTAACTCCGACTCCTCTTTAATAGGCAACTTTCCGTGTTCTTTCGTATATTTGCGAACAAAGGCAAGGTAATCTTCAGGTTCGACTGCTGCTCTCATAGGGGATGGCTTCCTATTTAATAACTCTTGCTTTCTCCTAAGACCTCTAATTTCTTCCCCCAGAATAAACCTAAAATTTGTGACAAAACTTTCAGGCATGTCTAAAAATCCATCTATTTTATCTTTAGGAACGTTTAACCTTTGAATCAAACCTCCAACTGGAGAAAAGGGCTGGTAAACTACTTTTCCTTTATGCTTAACTTCTTTGTATGCTTCGTTTGTATTCTCGTGTAATTCCAATTGGATATAACAACCTTCAACTTCATAATACGTGTTTTTCTCCGTAACAAAACCACCTATCACCTTCCCAGAGCTCATTAAGATAAATTTTAGTTCCTTCCCATAAAGTTCGCCCATAGAAATTCTCCTTTACTTTTCAGGGATGAATAAATGTGTAGCCCTATATTTTACAGTAACTGAATTATTTGCGTCATTATTGACAATAGTTGAGTAATAATTATCCATGTCGTCTGGATAATGAATAAATATGTCAACTTCGGTAGTAGCTAATTTATATACATGCTCTTCAACTAAGACATATACCTCTGTTACTAAAGTCTCTTCCAAAGTAAGCGTAGCTCCTGCACCTATTTCTATATCTCCAGATAGGAACTTGTTTACTGCAGCCAGTTCATAGACATAATTAAAATCTATTGCGTCTATGATTGAGCCCATGCCTGTATAATCTACCCTTACAGTGGTCCCAATTTTACTTTCATTAAAAAATACTAATTGTTGGTAAGGAGCAACAAAATATTGGTCCACACCTGGAGGGAAAGTGTTAGTTCCAGTTATTAACTCACCTGTATCCATGTTAATTACAGTAATCATTCCACTTGTTCCGAGGGCAGATACAGGACGCTCATATAGCCTTACATATCCAACATTACTATATTTTGGATGCTCAACTATTTCAAGCACATCTGACCTGGGCTGAAAATCATTACCCTCTGTAGGAGTAGCTCTTCTATTGATTACAGGAATACGAGGACCAACACCATGACTTGCAACATACATCCTAAGTCCTCCTTATTTTAAAATAAAGTTTATAAACGACATCTATAAAACTTCCCGTATCTGTTGCCCGACCTATTTCACCAAGTATTTCAGAAGTCTCCAAAACTTCTTTTTCACTAATTTGATAGTTGGCCTTGAGCTCACTAAAGAAGGCATTTTTAAAATAGTCTAAAAGAGCTATTTTCAATGGAAATATGCCAAACTTTTGCAAATACGACTCAAATAATTCGCTGAATTCATTTATTGGCGACTCCAGCAGAGCTGCAATGAATTCTTTTTGCTCTGTTTGATAGTTACTAAGTTGCGTCATTACTTCTCTCCTATTCGTAGCCCTTTGTAGATGTTTGGCAAAGAACTTTAAAACACTTATTCTTCCTTGACTCACATCATATAATTTTTCTGCTATGGCCTTATTGTATTTCCATAAACATTTTTTAGCCAAATTCTTGGTGACAAAATCCACTGCATCCAGAGTCAAGTTCCCAATAATAATTCTATTGGGAGATACTATTTCATCTTCAAAAAATATTCCTACATTACTTTTGTCAATGAAATACGATACAAACTTTCTGTCTGGGATATGGACAAAAAAATAAATTTCCTTTATGGCGGGAGACTTTAATACTCGTAAAGTCTTATCTGTTCTAACACATAGAGCCATTTTATCTATATAAACTACATTTTCACTTCCTAAAATATTCTGGAGGAGTAGCAAAGGAATGTCAGGTTCGCTTGCAACAAATTGGGTGCAGGGGAGGATTCCCTCCCCCAGCTCATATTCATCTAAATGTTTGTTTGACTGCATTAAGGCAGAGAATAATTCCAAAGGGTCTTTATTCTTCCTCATCCTTCTTCCCTAGCTTTCTTTCTCTTGGTTGAATTACAAATTCATAATATTCCTCATCTGTAAGTCCCATTGAAGCAGCCCTTCTTTTATCTTCTGGACTCAACTCTACTTTCTTTCCTCCTTCTCCGCCACCTCCACCTTCACCAGTGTCTTCTCTAGGAGTCTTCTTTTGAGGTGGTTCGCCCTTAACTAAATTTGAATTCTCTGGAGCAGATAAGAATTTTTCTAAGAATTCCTTTGGAGATAATTCTGCGATACCGCCAGACTCTGTTTTCTCTTCTACGACATATTCTCCATCCTCATTCACCTTAAAGAAATGTTTTGTAATTAAATATATTTGTTCTGGATTGACTGCGTTCATCTGCGTGGCAAGGTTTACCAGCTCAGCTTTCAACTTATAATCACTAAGTTCTCTTACTTTTTGTTCCCTTTCTTCTAATGCGCTTTTCACCTTCTCATACTCATCTTTAGGGACATAGTTCTCTAGCTGCTTTTTCAGCTTATCTAGCTCTCCAAGTAATTTCTCCTTTTCGTAGCGCTCCTTCTCCAACTCGTCCATCCGCTTCTTTTTCTCTTCCTCTTCCTTCTCCTTATACTTCTGCAATTCCTCTTCCAAAGACTTATACTTTTCCAGTTCTTCCTGTAGGGACTGTAAAGAATTTAGCTGTTCTTGAAGGTCGTTCATTTGTTTTTGAAGCTCACGGCGCTCTTTCTTTAACTTGTCTCTCTGTTCTATAACCTTCTTAAACTCAGTTTCAGGAATATACTTCCCTTCACCACCTCCACCTTCAGGTGGAGTAGGATTGTTGTTATTAACTTTTCCATCACCCATAGTTTATACCTCCTTCATATATGATTTCTGTTGATTATATATTTATTTCTTATTGCTGTCAACTGCAGAAAAGGAAACCATCTTAGCTAATTTACCTTTTTGTATCTGGGAAATAGGAAGAGGAAGGATATACGTTAGTTCTCTAATTAATTCGGAGACGTATTCTGGGGATAAACCTGTTTGCACTAAATTGGAAATATTTAAAGTTGATACAATCCAGGACTGTAGTGAGTCTAAGGAAAAAGTATCTGGGTATAATATTTCAAGGTCATCCCCTGCTTCTTTACCTATATACTTTCCAATCGTCTGGAATATTCTTTTTTCAACTAGGGCCATACTTTTACAAAATTTTGCAAGCTTATTAGATACATACTCCATATCAAACGAACCGTCGTATCTCTGTATCCCAGACAAATACATTGCAAAAAATATTGCGTCTCTCACAATCTTCCACACATTTCCCATACCGCTGACTGGAGGGGAAATGTAGTTTGGAGGATGTCCTGTATTTGCAGGAAATGTTAGAACAGTGGACTTTGCTAATCTCCGTAATGCAGGGTCCAGCCCTTGTTCAATAAATGAGTCTGCATTAGCTAGTTCAAGGTAGAGGTTATATTCTTCATCGTATTGCATCTGTCTTAATTCAGATTGTTTGGCTTGCCATTCTTCAATACTTCCATCGTCTGGAAGTGTAAGCTGGTAAAATGCATTTCTTTCCCCCAGCTCCTCTGCGAGCGAGATGTTGTTTAAAATTCCTTTCATTATGTAAGCTAATCCCAAACCTAATCCTTGGCGTCTATTGATTCTGAAAGAAGACGGAAAGTTGAGCTGAAACACAGGTGTGTAGCCTAACCCATGCTCAAATGGCTTTACGATATTGTTACCGTTCTCATCAACTTCATAAATTTTTTCGTAATCTACGATAATATAAACATCTACTTCATCTCCCTCAACAACTTTTGTTGTTTTAAAGGTTGCCCACATAAATCCATGCCGTCTCCTCTTATCCCAATTGATTAACTGGGTAGGAGAAAATAAGGAAACTGTAGGCATTATTTCTTCCGCAGAACTACTATACTCTGGAAAGTCCACCCCTTCGTCTATAGAGGTAAATGCGTAATCAACAAAGATATATGCCGAGCCAAAGTAAGCAGATAAGATTCCTGCCTCACACATAAAGTCGTCCAACGGGTCTCCATAACCCGTAGCATCGTCAATAAAATCCAAATATTCATCTACGCCTTTTCTAATTACACCCTCTTTAAAAATTGGCTCTACAAAAGAATTCAAAACCTTTCTAGCTATGTCAAAGTACCATGCTCTTTTCAAACGAGTTTGATAGGCAGAAGAGTCTTCAAAGCTATGTTGTAATAAATAATCTTTCGTAACAAAGTCTTCCCCACCTTCAAGAGCATCTAATAGAAAGTCATATTCGTTGGCATATTTATCATACAAAGGATGATTGTCCATGCGGTCTTTTATACCAGGTAATTTGTAACCCATACGAGTACCCCCCAATTATTTTTGCCAAATTTCTGTTGCCTTACAATCGGCCTCTAGTGGAATCTTCCACATAAAATCCTTTACAAACGGATATTTCTCTTTGATTTTATTTTCCATACAATCCTTGACTAGACTTTTTATGTAATCTTGAGGGACGTCATTTCTGACTTCTAAGATGACTTCATCATGAACTTCTCCCCAGAAATTTACCTTATTTATGTATAAAGGGCAACTTATCTTTTTTCCAGCCCTTCTTACAATTACCTTTTCCGACCTTAGCCTCTCCATAATAGTATTGAGAGCCATCAAGAAAATGTCTGATGCAGTAGATTGGACGCATGTATTGACCGCTTTTCTGTAAACACTAGCATCCAACTTATTAAACCTTCTGATTCTTCCAGTAGCCGTCCTAATAAAAAGATTTTTTTCTACAAATGCATGGACTTCTTGTATCCAATTGTATATAGATTGCATTCCCTCAAAATAATCGTCAATAAATTTTTGTGCCGTTTCTGTATCCCAACTTCCATCAGGTAATTTCATTTTTAACCTCTTAGCGAGGCCTTCTGCAGTCATTCCATATAAAATTCCAAAAGTAATTGTTTTAGCACGTTGTCTGTAAGTTATCACTCCATGTTTCTTGTTTTCCTCATCCAACTTGATAAGTTCATCATATGGAATCTTAAATGCCTTTGATGCAACATAAGAATGGAAGTCAAGTCCAGAAACACAAGCTTCCAATATCTCCTCAGATTTAGCATAAGCGCCTGCAACCCTTACCTCAATCTGGGAATAGTCAGCAGACAATAAATAATACCCTGGCCTAGCCCTAAATAAAGCTCGCATTGCAGAATCTCTAGGAATATTCTGTATGTTTATCTGGTTTGTTTTTCCTAGTCCTACAACATCACTTCCACCAGACGAGGTCCTACCAGAACGAGTTGTATTTGTCTTGAAAGAAGCATAAACCAAATCTCCCTGCCGTCTTTGTTTAATCCCCTTGACGTATGTATTAAATTCCTTGGATATTTTCCTATAAAGCAAGAGTAATTTCGATAAAGTATGATTTTTTCCTTCCTCCGTCTCCATGAATTCCACTAAGACTTCTTTTTTCAAGGAAGTAAAGTTTAAGTGTGGGAAAAACTGATTATACACTTCTAGTAACTGAGGATTTGAATTAGGATTAATTTCACACCCATATTTTTTCTTATACCATTTTCCCTCTGGTGTATTTCGTATATGTCGGAGTAGGATTTCAACTTTAGCACTTAATTTTTTTTCCACCTTTTTCCACATTTCTTCATTGATTGTTATACCATTAGCTTCCATATCCCGCAACGCATTCTTAGCATCCATCACAATACTATAAATAAAGTCTAACTTGTTCTTCTTTACTTCCTGCAGCGCTAAAAAATATAATATAGAAGTTACCACACCATCACCAGCACAATATTTGTAAATCTCTTCTGGAGAAAGGAAATCAAGGTTTTTCTCCTTCTTTGCTCTCGCTTTTATTTCGCCTCCCCAGTGTGAAAGTTCAGGAACATATTCGTAGGCCAAAGAAGCCAAATTATACTTTTTTCTTCCTTGGTTAATAAGATAACAGGCATCCATAGGGTCGCCAGAGATTCGCACTCTAATTCCAGTATGCTTATAAATAACACCCGTATCGTACGTGGCGTTAAAAGCAACGGCCTTTGTTTTATCCAATGCCCTAGCCAAATCTGCAGTCCATTCTCCCGTATATATAATTACTTTTTCTTTTGGATACTCAAGCGTAAATTTTCCAGGACTGTATGTAGTTTCAGGTAGGCTTTGGAAGAAAGTAAATACAGTACAAATATGATTGCAATATTCTTTACCGTAAAACCAATCTAGTGCTGACCTACCTTTAGCATCAACCTCACATTTTGTTTCCAGGTCAAAAGTAACAATCTTCCCCTCGTATTCTTTTAATTTTTCTATCATTTCTTTTTCTGAGGAAACTTTAGTGAAGTAAAAATCAAAAGAAGATTGGAAATTTATCCCTGGAATTTCCCTAAATAAATTTTCAATTGTTTTGCCTTCATGCTTTAGGAATTCACCATAAGCTCTTTTTACAGATTGTTTATCGGGAGAACCAAAACTCCACTCTACATGACGACGGATGTAATAGGCTGGATGGTAAATACATGCATAGAATTTTCCGTCTTTCTGAATAACTTTTCCGTGCGTTTCTTTTAACTCCAAGCCGAGGATTCTTTTCACTGCAAACTGACCTAATAATATAAATAGATTTCCTTTAAATCTATCTAATTCATGTTTATGAAGTTTAAAACATCTCTTGGCCGTAGGCTCTAATAGTTTTTCTCCATCGGGAAAGCACTTTACTACATTAAACCTGTATGTATCTTTCCTTTCAATCCCAAATTTTGCTAGTAACTTAAATATGAATTCTCCACTCATTCCAACTAAATTGTCCCCCTGAATAGATTCCTGTCTTCCAGGAGACTCACCTATAAGACAGACTTTCCCTTTTGGATTTCCTCTAGTAGGAACATATTTATTAGCCACGAATTGACATTTAAAACAAGCTTCTGTTTTAGGCATCTGTAGCCTCCTCTAAATATTTATCCTGAGTAAAGGCCATTAAATCTTCCACGTAAAAGATATTACAACGACCGCCTTTGGTATATCTTCCAGCATCCACCTTGACCGACATATCTGGAACAAAAGAAGAGTCAGAGTCTGCAGACCTTTCCCTATGAACAATTACAATTGTATCTGAGTCAGATGCTCCTGCACCTGTCCACGCAATATCAAAATAGTTCATGTTCTCTGCTTTCTTTATATCTATCTTCTTTGGCTGGGCGATAGCTACAATAATAGCATTTAAGTCTATAGTTAGAACTTTTAGTGTTTTATAAATATTTTCAATGGCCTCTACTTTTGTTTGATTTTTTGGTATATTTCTGACCATATACTGGACATTATCAAAAACAAAAAATTTCACCCCATATTTATGGTGTACATCCCTAAATGTGTTTTCTAGTTGTTGTGGAGTTAAAGTCCCCTGGAAGCCTAAGTATAAGGGAATATTCTTCATGACAAAATTGAGTAATTCTACCTTTCCTACCGACCTTCCTATCCCATAATACATGCCAACAGCCATGTTTAAAATAACCTGCGGAGGCATTTCCATACAATAAAATAATGTAGGAATACCATTCAACGCATAATATAAAGCTAAAGACAAACTAAACGTAGTCTTACCCACTTTAGGTAGGCCTGTTAAAGTAATTAGCTGCCCTTCTCTAAAACCAGAGTTTAAAATTTTGTTAAATGATTTGAGATAAGTAGGATAGTATTCAACGTTAGTTTCTTCTATGGCTAAATCTACTATATCCTTCGGCGTATAAATAGACGGGATTTCAGGAGACTTGGCCTGGGTCTTCAATCGTCTAACTGCATCTTTCCCATATTTCTTATAATAGTCGGCTAGGTCACATCCCTCTGGGATAGGAAGGATATAGCACCTATACCTTCCTAACCTTTCCAACCATTTCTCTATTCCCTTTTTCCCAGCTTCGTCACCATCAAAGGCTAGATATATTTTTTCTGCTTTAGAAAGCAGCTCAACCCAACGGTCATCTATAGAAGTAGCTCCATTAGTCACTCCAACAGCGTTCGTAAACCCACAGGCAAAAGCAATTATAGTATCCTTTTCACCTTCACATAGAATAATTTCCTTCGCTTTTCCTGTATGCAATACCGTCTCTCTAAAGAGCATGTTAGGAGCATCTTTTAACTTCTTATACTTTCCTTCTGACTCATCCTCTCCAAACCACACTCTTAATTTTATATCATAGAGCTGGGGATTTCTACCGCCTTCTAAGTCAACAAAGTGGGGTATAACTAAGTACTGCCTTCCTTCTCTCTCCAGATAGCCTAGCTTAAACAATCTAACAATTTTTTCACTAATGCCCCATTCATCTAATAATATCTGGAGTAAGTATGCGTTCTTTTTCTGTAATAAATTTGCGTGTGCTCTTTCTACAAGTTTATAATTTTCCTCTGAGACAGGTTTTACCTTCTTTCCTTTAGGTCCACTTACACTTTTAACTAAACCTAAGAGTTTCTTAAGTTTAAATAAATTGCCTGAGATATTATCGCTAGTATGGTGATTGGCATGTTTACAATCCCATAAACCATTAAATTTATTAATATAAAATTTCCAGTCAGATAGCTTACATATAGGACACGTCTTAACTACAATTTGGGAGTCCGTTTCTCGATACTCCCAACCCATAGCTTGAACAAAATCAAGAGGAGACTCTTGCACAACTACACCCTCCTATTTCAGAACCGTATTGACAATTCTTATTTTATGGAAGCCTAATCTGGAGAATAAAGACAAAACCTCACATTCGGTGAAAAGTTCGGAGTGAGGAAGTATCCATAGATAGGGCTTATATCTAATTATAAAACTCTTTAGTTTTTCTTCTAACTCTTGAAGCAAAGAAGAACTAAGAATGATTCCTAGCTTTTTTAGTTGATAACCTTTGGAAACAGTAAGGTAGGCACACTCCCAAAAGCTAAACCCTAAATTTTTATGTGGAAATATTTTTATTAATTGTTTCTTGACAAAACATCTGGAAAAATGAACCTTTAAGAAAGGTTTTTTATTATCTCTTTTACTATCTCTTATATGTAGAAGTTTCTTATGGGCACTACTTATAGTCTCTTTTAAATTGTCGAGGTCAGGATATAAAAAAGTGGGTTTATTCCTGCAAGTATAAAGCATCAATTTTTCTATAGCAATCAATGATGCTGGGATATAAGAAAAGTTATCAGAGGTATTTATTAGAAGACATAGATAGTATATTCTAAATGCATCTTTCCTTCTCAATTTGACCTCTTCTGTCGCTTTACAAAAAATAGGAAGGAAATCCCTAGGAAGAGCTGCATAACTACTTCCTTCTCTTTCCAGAATGTTCAGAGCTACTGGAATTACTTTATCAGAGAGAATATGTTTTGGAGTTGGAGTGAAATAAGGATACTTGTTTTTGTAATATTCTAGCGACTTTTTTATTACGGCAGTAAAGATTTCAACATCTTTTAGGTTAGGATACTTTATGAGTAGGTCATATATTTGTTTCTCACTTATGAGACTTCTTACTTCGTCTTGCGGAAAGTTTGACTCCCAGATTTCTTGCAGCAAATTCAAATAGTTGCGTATGATTCTGGGAGATAATCTCTGTAACAACATTGACCAAACTCCTTATCAAAATGTTAATAGGTATTCCAACCTCACTGCTTAACCTTCTGAGTTTATCTAAAGTCCTTTTCTCTAACTCCATTTTAAAAGGTAATAAATAAGTATTTGAATCTGGAGTTGGAGGCAATATAGGCGGATTACAAGTATCCTTCAATGCCTCCAGAAATAGTAAGAAGACAAAGTCTCTAAACGATTCATACTCCTTTTCTCTGAATTTACTCATAACATTCTAAAATCAAGGCCACCTTATTTAAAGGTGGCCTTTGTTTCCTTAATCCTGTTCTATTGTTTCTTGTCGATATTCTAACACATGAACAACACCATCATGTTCCAGACTCAGAGATACTTCTATTAATCCTTGGTCTATTGCATCGACCAAAAGTGAGATAAGTCTAGCGAGTTTTGTTCCTTTTCCTGCTGGTCTAAGTTTATCCCTTTCCTCTACTTCCTGCGGTTTAGTTTCAATTACCTCTTCCACTTTCTCCTCTACTTTTTCTTCCACTTTCTCTTCCACTTTCTCCTCTACTTTCTTTTTAGACTTGGGTGTAGCTTTCTTCTTAGTTGCCTGTTTTTGTTTTGTGGTTTCTTTCTTCGCAGATGCCTTCTTTTTCGCAGGTGCTTTCTTTTTAGCTGGTTTCTCTAATTCATCTGGGTCTAAGATAGGTTCAGGCTCTACAGGCCCAGAAGTTTCCTCTGACCCATCTACCTCTGGAGAAGGAACGTCAGGTGAAGTCTCTATTTTCACCTCGTTTTCGTCCGCTTCTTCAGCAGGAACAAAATCGCTACAACCAATCTCGTCTGGATTGGTGTCCTCGGATACCCCTTGGCAAGCTCCTTCTTTAAAAAAGATACACTCTCCACATCTTTTTGCCATATTTTTACCTCCTATTCATCTTTGTTTTCTAAGGAAATCTTACGATATTCTTTCAAGGCATTCCCTAGACTTGTACTTACCTTTCGTGCTTGTCTTGCACTAACCTTAGTCCCTTTTGTTTTGTAAAGGGTGTGGTAAGTTACGAATTCATGCCACAGACTTACACATTCTTCAAACTTTGCATCAAGTTCTGGTATCATAGCTAAACCTCCTTAAATATAATATTGTTAAAATGGAACATCGTCATCTTCAAACCCAAAATTGTCCTCATCCGAACTATCCTCACCAAAGTCTTCCCCTTGAAGTGATGGAGTTTTAAAACCATTCTTCATCACCTCTGTATCCCAGGGAGTGACCGCTGAAACATAATGGACGTAAGTTACTACAAAAGGAATCTTGTTTTGTCCATCTATATTAGGTAATATTTTCAGACGGACAGTACTATCGGTTTGCATGTCGTTAGCTGGAACAAAAAGAGGGAAGTCTTTCTTTAGATACAATAAAGTTAGAAGCTCGTGAGGATTCCTGATATCATACCTCAAAATCCTTTGATTGAAAAACTTTGAGGTATCTATTGGCTTCTGAATATAATCCGCAGAATAAGATGGATAATCCTCACCTTTCTTTTTCTTCAATACTACAACTCCACCATTTGTTAAATGCGTGGGAGATGGACTCCACCTCAAATCTGGGTCGGTCTCAGATACCTTTTCAATAATGTACTTAGAGACACGAATAGGCCAATTAAAAAGCACTACCTTTTTGTTAAACTTTGCATTAGACTCACAATTTAGAACTAGCGCATAACTCCAGACTTGTTTTTTGAAGTAGGCCTTCCTCCCCTCGTTTTCCTTCCCAGCATCAAATAACTTCGCTGCCTTCTCACAATGAATACAATCATAACCAAAAATCTTTTTGATGCAGGGAACATAAGTCCCAGAAGAACTTAACTCTTGAGTAAAGTCATTCAATCCTTCCCACATACCTAAAACCTCCTGACTTAATTTTTTTGTTTAACCCAATTACCCATAACCTATGTATAGTATATATGTTTACTAGCTAGTTGTCAACCCCTTCTTTTACATTTTTTAAAATTCCCCTAAATATTTTAAATAAATCTTTTTTCATGGCTTTATACTCGGGGGTATCTGGAGAATAGAGATAGGGTCTGAATAGGATTCCGTGTAACGGCCTTCCTAAATGGTCGTGGACTGGGTAAGTTATCGTTTCTTCTATTTTTGAAGATAGAATTGTAAAAGATGTCGTGGAAATATCTTGAATAACTAGAGTATCAGAAGCAAAGTCAGAAGACAGAACCGCATAGTCCGACACCATCATACACACGTGTGGAGGTACAAGAATACCACCAACCGACATTATGTAAGGAGAGCATAGAATGTCACCGCACATAAATGTCTCTGGGTTGATAATTGGAAAATATGCAACATCCTTTCGTTTAACACATTTAAGAAGGATATATGCTAGAAATGCCTGCATCCTCATGTTTAACAAAAGTAAGTCATCCCAATCTTCCGCAGCCCGTCTTGTATTCATTAAGAGAGATGGGTAGGTCAAAATTCCACTTTCTATGAGTACACCTAAAACGGACCCTATACAATCTGTTCCTACTCCAGGCACCAGCATGTATCTTTTTGTAGGTGTTCTTTTCCAACGTAGCGCAGTTCTATATAATTCAATTTTCAACTCAGTAGAATTAAATAGCTCCTTACATGCAAGCTTCTTGTCTGGTTTAAGGATTTGATAATGATGTAACAATACCTCTAGTAAATTTTTGTTGTATCCAACTATTTTTACTTCAACGGGCGTTACCATAACAACTCTTCCTTTATCTTTTCTACTATATCTCCTTTCTCAATTAGGTTAACATAGTCCTTATCATATCTCCCTTCCTGATAGACCTTACCATTGTAAGAAAAATTTGGGAAAACATCAGATTCAGAACCCTTCTTCGTCCAAGCACTTTTGTTGTTTAGTTTGGCCAGGCCTAATAGCGAAGCTAAAGGCAAAACGCCAGCATACTTATGGACTGGATTTTTAATGAAGTAAACAGGAAAAAAGGTTTTATTATGTATTATCCCATCTCTTGTCTTTTCCACTTCAGCCAAAAGCCAATATCCCATTATCTTCCCGTTCTTATTTATCTTACCATAGTTCATCAACTTTACACCATCATCTCTATAGTAATCTATTGCCACTCCAGTTGTTTTAGACTCACCGCTACCGAATTGAGATGGATTATAAATTATATGATTAGTAGCAATAATCATTGTCTTTTCATCAAGTATTCCTGTAAGTCTCCTCAACGTTTCATGCCATCTTTTGGCCCGCCTTCCTTGGTCCTCTACCAACTTTATTTGTTCTGGGAAGGAAGGAATGGAATCAATAAAAAAGATAATTGGCGGAGAGTCTTTCAATATCTTACGTCCAATATTCTCCACTACTACTTCTTCTTTCAACGCACTCTTCTTCTGCTCCCTCTTCTTCTCATCCTTCTCCAGAGCATCTATCCTCGCTAGCCTAAATCTAAACTCTATATTGTGTAGAATTTCCAGTATTTTTTCATAACAATGGATGATTGTTGGGATAGTCTTTTTTGGAACTATTATAAGCCTATCCAAATCAAGACCTAAACTTTTCATTCTTGCATAATTCTTATGTGCGTTTTCTCCATCCAGAATTACAGCTATCGCATTATCGTACTTTCTATGCAGCTCTCTAATAACTTGTAGTCCGATTAAGGATTTTCCCGTTTTAGAAAGGCCATACAATTCATGAATGCTACCGAAGGAAAATCCGCCATATAACATCAAGTCTAGGCCCAAAACTCCTGTTGAAACTTTTTCTTGACTCCCTTCTGAGGTTGAAGCTTTTCTTAATTCTCCTACAATAGTTCTTACATCTACTTTACCCATCACCAATCTCTCCTGAAAGTTTTGCTAAACCATACATTCCTATTAACAAAGAATCTGAAATTCCATCATTATTTTTTATTTTGGTTGACAAATGAGGAAACAAACTCTTTGCCCTGGACAGGGATTGTTGCTTTAAGTATTTTCTACGTTTAGTTTTATCAGTAGCTTTCTTTCTAGGAACTGTAATTTTGTGATACTTCTGCCACTCTTTCGGAGTGACATTAATAACTGGAATGTCAAATATTATGAAAGGTGCAAAGTAGCATCCATTGGTAAAACCATAATTAAACATAGAAACAACGCCCTGACCAGAGTATGCTTGGCCTTTCTCAAAGAAACAAACAGGCCTTACCCTATACTTTGTTTTAGTGTATAAAATCAATCTTTTTAACTTATTAATTAAGTCAACCATATCATCGGATGGTTTTAAACCGAAAACATCAACAACTTCTGGAAAGCCAGAATCTTCTCTGGCTAGTATAGCCAAGCCTCCTGACTTTCCAGGGTCCACACCAAAAACTACCGTATAACTCACCTTTACATCCTCTTTTTATGCTTTCCAGACATAATATCTTTAACAACCTTACGTGAATCTACGTTACTTACAATTGAAATTCCTGTAATCGCTTCAATATATCCTTTTTGTATTTCCTCGGGAATCTCAAATGTAATCATTATATCGTCGGCTCTCACTGCAGGAGATGCATCCGTCTGAAATAAAGGCGGTAAGTAAGGCGCTAATTGTAATGTTACACTATTTTGTTTCGCTACAGGAACAATCAATAACGGATTGTCTATGCCACCAGACTCGTGTAACTTACCTACTACCAACTCCTTAGTAACCAACTTCGCTCCTATAATCTTACTCATTTTTCCCCTCCTTTGATTCTTCTTCTGGTTGTAAAACCTTAATTGGAGGTTCAAGCTTAGAATACCTATCTATAACTTGAACAATCCCCTCCCTAATCAAATCACTCCTATTCCTACAAAAGTTTTCTTGAATACGGTCCAGTGCTTCCTTCAATTCCGCTGGAAGCACTACGTTGATAACTACAGATTTTTTCTCGTTCATAGTAAATCTCCTCCCTGCTTTTTGTGTGCAAGATATACACAAAACTCCATCTTGTCAACCATTTTATATGTATATCAGACCAACATATAAGTTGGTCTGATATTTTACTAATTACATGCCGAATATCCGCAGTCTGGGTTTAAGCATGTGCCACTTCTACAGGAACCATAGCCTACACGGAAGGTTTTTTCACCACAAGCAGGGCAAACTTGGAGGGAGCTTTTATCTATCTCTTCATCCTCACCAGTACTGTCAGTTTCCTTAAGTTCTTTGGCTTCTAGTAAGTAGTTTTCTAACAGATATCCGATAGCACCGAAGACATCATTCACGGAAACGCTTTTGTTTTTGTCTGGGAGATAGAGAAAGAATCTGTCCCCACCACAAGTATCCAGAACTTTTATTATATCCTGGATAGTAACTCTATCCTTTTGCAGCACTTTTGATACTATTCTTCCCAAAGTTCGCAAGGCAATTGAAGAGAATGTATCCAAGGGTGTAAGGTCAAGGAAAATTTCTTTAAGTTCTCCATCCCAGTGGTTTCCTCTAAGGTATAAATTACCCCGAGGAGTCTTAACCTCTAATTGAAGTCCTGTCCTAATAAAAGGCCTTATCTTATCTTTCTTCTCTTCCTTTTCTGTATCTTTACCAAAATCAACTGGAGCCATGTTTAAACATCCATCTCTAAATACAGTCACACCTTTTAATTTATGGTGATAAGCTGCAACAAATATCTCTTCCACATCTTTCGGAGTAGCGTCATTAGGGAGATTGTAGGTATAGGATATTCCCATGCATATATTGTCTTGACCTACTGCGTGCATTTCCATTTTTCTCTTCCAATCTAATTCCAATTCAGTTTTTAACACATTTTGCACTTTTCTCGGAAACTCTTTTAAACCATCAGCCCTACCTTTATTGTTATAAATCTTTTCAAGAAGTTTCTCGTTGAAGTCAACACCATACCTCTCACAAATAATCTTCAAGGGCTCTGGGTAAACAGTCCATGTATCTCCACTAGAAGTGTGTTTCTTCCAGCACAAAGAAAAATGAGGAACAAAAGAGTAAGAAGCACCACATGAAAGTGCAGTAGAACCAGTAGGCGCAATACAAGTAACTAAACTATTTGCTATTCCTTTCTTCCAGTCGTAATAAGTATCGCCAACAATTTCCTTAAACTCCTCTATCTTTGAGTAGTATAGTCGCCCTAGAATATCTTCCATGTTATGCCTGGAAGAGAACTTAAGCGGTTTTAATAGTGGATTGTTGCTATAATCTTTCTCCTGGGCAAAATACATAGAGTAATGATATGCCCTATAAGTTAGGAAGCTACATATTTTTCTAAACAATTCTATTGCTTCATCTGAATCATAAGGAATTTCCTTGAGAATTAGAACGTCTGCGTAGCCTATCAATCCCAATCCAATAGGAGCTAGGCCTTCCATTAAATATTTAAAATTCTTATGCGGATATGCAGTCTTCTGTAAAATCCTATTTAAAGCTAACACACCATACTTTATATAATAATCAAATAACTTCCAGTTTATTTCGTAATCTTCAGTCAACACCTTCACTAAGTTAATATGACCTAAATTACAAACAAACCAGTCTGGGCCTGAGACCTCGCCACAGTTCCCCGTACAAATGCCATTAAATACTAAAGCATGATTTACAAACTCAGTTGTATCAAATACAGGCTCTCTTCCCACATACTCTATGGCTACCACTGTATCCTCTCGCTCATTTGTTACAGTTGGAAGCCCATCCAAGTATTCTGTAATCTCATCATAATAACGTGAATAAGGAACACCTATGTTCTCGAGAAAATTGTTAATATCAATATCATCTTCTATTTTTAGTACATGAGTTGTCTTTTCTATTACACCGTTAAGAACTGGTTTTACTATCTTTTTCCTTGCACATCTTCTACTAAATATACCAAAGTAAGTAAGCAAGACTTGCAAATCTTTCAAAAAACTCTCATGTGGAGAAAAAATCTGTAAACAAAGAGATTGCTTTTCTTTACTTACAGTCCCTTTTCCTGCGAAGTATCCCACTATAAAGGCAGCTACCATTCGTTTCGTTCCAGACCAGACAACTTCTGGAATAGAGTATCTTGTTTCTTCAAAAACACCACAACTCTCTACAAACTCCTTAAGTTTCTCAGACGCAAGAATCTTCTTAACAACTCCCTTTTTAGAATCCTCTTTTTCAACCCATTTGGCATTCTCATCAATATATTTACGTATATAAGACAATAAAAGTTGTTCTAACAATATCTTTTCAGATTTGGTACGAATACAAAAACCTGCCTTTGAGTCATTCATATAACCATCAGCGATGAAAAAGCCTAAGATAAATCCCTTAGCATAGTCCTCATCAGTCCCTTCTGGAAGGTCAATGCCTCCGCTATAAATCCACACTTTGTCGCCGACATTCATATCAGCTAACTTTATTTTACCTTTATTTGTGTAAAAATCATGCCATCTTGTGGCTTTTAGTTCATATCCAGCTTTAGTCCTCACCAACCAAACATCTGCCTCTTTTGAAGTCATAAATACAGGAACAGCCTTAAAGTACTTTTTATCTTCATCCCCAGATTGCCTAATATCCTGAACCACAACTAAATCTTTCCCCGAACGATATAAGTCTATTATCCGCTTATACCCCCATACAGTTAGCAATCTGGAGTCAGCAGTTACGCACGGGTTGGTTGAAATAATATCACCATAAGCTGGGTCAGGATTATCTATATTCATTCTATCATAAAATAATAAACCTGGGTCTCCACA